GGATGCCGACCACGTACCCGAAGTAACCGTGCCGGTTGTAGTCAGGCTAGACGAACCCGCCAGTGGCGATGCGCCAACCGTGTTGTATGAAATAGTCCGGGCAGCAGAACCATTGAACGTAGTACCCGAAGCATCGCCTGCGCCGCCATTATTGAAAGTAGCGTTGTTGGGTAGAGAGATAGCCGACCATGCAAGTGCCGATCCACTCCAGTTAAGGTATGTGCCTGCGACTGTTGGGGCTGTGACAAACGATGTGGTAGCCGCGCCTGTCTGATAGGGAATCTGGTTGGCTGCACCGCCAGCTATGTTTGTAGCCGTAGTCGCGCTTGTAGCTGCTCCGCTCAATGTAGCGGTTATTGTGCCCGCAGAGAAGTTACCCGAAGCATCACGAGCCACAACTTTAGATGCTGTGTTCGCATCCGTCGCATCTACTGCAAATGTACGGGCAGCGGAGCCATCGTATGTACCCCCGCTAGTCAGGTATGTGCCAGCGGTCAAAGCGTTAGCTACAGAGCCAGCTTGCCCAGCTATGTTCCCAGATACCGCAGAGCCGTTGATTGCAATACTTGTATTGGTTACTGAAGTAAGCTGACCTTGGGCATTAACCGCAAACACTGGAACTTGAGATGCGGAGCCGTATGTTGCCGCTGAAACACCGGTGTTTGTAATGCTAAATACTTCACTTGCAAGCGTTAAACCTGTACCGGCAGAGTACACAACTGAATTGGAAAACAGGCTAAAAACTAAATTGGTTGTACCAAAGATAATTGTGCCCTGAGTGCCCAACACATAAGAGTCACCTTTAGATGTGTTACCTGCTTCAATAAAGAAATAATCCCCTTCACCAAGAGCCGTATCACTACGAGCATCGTATGTGTTGGCATCTGTTGCGCGGGTCATTACCCATTTAGTAGAACCTGACCCCACGCTGGTAATTGTGTAAACGCCATTTTCAAATTGATTGGTATTGTTACTTACCAAAACACGGTTTCCAACCGTAACAGCAGCGCCATCAATAGTAGAAAGAGTCCCATTGGCACTTGCGGTAAGCGTTGCTCCTACGCCAGCATTAGCCCGGCTAGTGATCGACAATCCTGTGCCGTTTGTTAATGCGGTCGTTGGTCCATCTTTAATTAAAGACAACGTGATAGAGGTGGTAGTTGGGACAGTTTTTACAAAATAAGCTGTACCAGCAGTCAAACCATTTGTAGTGCTTCCAAAAACAATTACAGCGCCTATGCTCAATCCGTGGGCAGATCCTGTAGCAATTTCAGAAGCATTAGTGATTGTTGTCCATGTAGGCGTTGTACCGCCGTTAGCATACACAGTATTTGTATTGTTTTGAGTAGCTACATAAACAGCAGGGTGTACGTGTAAACCCGTAGCCGTTGTATCAACGTAGGCTTTATTGGCAATGTCTGTACCGACAGCAGGAACATGGTCCACAGTGCCTGAAGTCAACGCGGCGGAAGTGGCTGTAATTGCCCCAAAAGACTGCTGTACTACAACCCCAGAAGTATCCCGCCAGACTGCGTTCTCGGATGGGTACGTAACAAAGACATCTACTACACCAGTGAAGTTGACCAACGACCCGCCCGCAGATGAGGACAGTGGCGAGGCGTTACGGGTTAGGGTTGTGCCGGAAGATGTGTACGTGCCGTAGTTAACTTCCCAATCACCAGACACGGGGTCATAAATAGCAAAGTAGGTGGTGTTGCCGTTACCAATTACTGAAAAAGACTGGAAGCCTGTGACGGAGCCGCTAAGAGTAATCGTGCCTGTACCCGGTGCCGCAGCGGTTTGTTTAACTCTGTCTTTGAGTACTAAAGCCATTTTTAATCCTTACGACGGTAGGTTAATCCAACCGGGTGCTTGCTCATCATCAATATTCTGCCATCCGGGGGCTTGGACATTACCAATAACTTGCCATCCGGGGGTCTGCGCATTGCTTATATCTTGCCATCCTGCGGTTTGCACGTTACTGATATTTTGCCAGTTTGCGTTTTGGCTGTCATCTATTACCGCCCAGACAAGAACATCCCCAATGGAAACAAGTAGCTGAATGCCTGTGGGGTAGGCGTTTACCGTCAGTAGGGCAACATTTGCGTCTATGCCGGAAACAAACTCTGCAATAGAACCCGCAAAAATGACCTGCGTAGCTACGGAGTCTACAGCCGAAGCACTCTCAGAAATAGATACTGGAATCAGTAGCCCGCCAGCAATATCATCTACGCCCGATAAAGCCTCAGAAATTGACGCCACAAACGTAGCTGCAACCGTGTTCTCATCAATCCCACTGATTGCTTCTGCGATAGCCGCAACAAAATCAGCTTGGACGGTACTAACTGCTAGTGCCGAAACATTTTCAGCTATGGCAGCAGCAAACGCAACTTGGACTGCTACGGCGTCAATACCTGATGCAGACTCCGCAATATCTAAAGAAGCGATGAAGTTGCCAACAACTGTTTCAAGGGCGCTTGCCGTTTCCGTTATGTCGCCGGGGTAAGTTCCAAGCGAGAACACAGAATCTGTAATGGACGCAGCTTCAGTGATGTCGCCGGGGTATGTACCCACCGCAGAAATATCATCCAACCCACTTACCGCATCAACTACGGTGACATTGAAGATGTTGTTGAGGGTGTCTATTACGTCCGACCCAGATGCAGACTCGACGTTTGCAGCTACAAAAGTAGTAAGGATAGACTGGGACTCCAGCGCAGAAGCTGATTCATCAATCAACCCCCCTGCGGTAAACAGAGCGTCCCCAGCATCAACAACAGAACCTGATTCGGAAATAGCAACCGCAAACGCATTACCCCCAGCGGAGGCAAATGGCGCTTGTGCAAAGGTTACATCCCCGAACATACCCTATTAGGTCGCGGTCAGGGAAAACGTGTAGGTTACGTTTAGTGTATCGCCGGAAGCAACAGACTTGTCTCCACCAGTAAAGTCGCTCCCAGAGAACAGAACGCCAGAAGTGCCAGTAGCAACGCTGCACAAGAAAGCGCCAGCAATCGTAGCCGTTCCAGTCATAGCAAAAGACGCAGGAGAAGCTGAGTTGCTAATAACGGATGGGTTTGCCGTAGTAGCCGAACCAAACGTCACTGCTTTGCGGTTACCTGTATAGGCGCTGTTTTCAGTCCAGCCAGCGTGCGATGCCAATGTATCAGCAGCGGCAAAGGTTGTACCGGAGCCGGGGCCAGTGACCAAGCCAATATACCACGTAGTAGTCTGCGCACTACCAGCAAGGTACGCGCCGTTCATATTGGCAAGACCCTGATTGACCACTAGGTTGTGGGCTGATTCAGTCCATTTAACTTGACCGTCCGGGCCTACGCACTCGACTGTGTACACGCCACCAGCACCGACCATATCGCCAGCTACTGGGTTTGTGATGAGACCGGCTGAAACTTGGTCTTTTGCTGAACTGTATTCCATGATGAATCCTTAATAAATACGCACAATGGCGCTGTTGGCATCGGGAGTTGGGAAGATGATCTGAAACGTGTCGTTGTTTACAGTCTTGTCTGAACCAAAGTCCAGCACAGCAACAGATGGGTTACCAGAAACAGTTGAGTTATAAATCAAAGCCCCACGGCACGTAAACGTAGCATTTGTCCAGCTTGTGTTATTGAACGAGATATACGCCGTAGGTATGCCGCTGCTATTGTTGCCTGAAGTTGGTGAGGTTGAAATCACCAACGTGTTTCCCCCTGCCGTGTACCCCGTACCAACCAACTCACCACTTGTGGTGTACGCAGTGGTAGTAGTGTTAATGTTAGCGGCTGCGGTGTACAGAGCTACTTTAAAAGTATTGGGTGTTGTTGGGCCAAAGTTGTGTACTGCTTGAAGCAGTTGGACTTTAAAGCTCGTCGTTGCTGTTTGAACAATGCTCATGTAACCGCCTGCCTGTATTGACCACTACGATATGCGTCTTGACGCTCCATGCCATCACCCAGACGTTTAGCTAACCCGAGGGCTTCCTTGTACTTGCCATCGTACAACGCAATTAAGTCTTGCTCACCCTTCATGAAGGTGTATGCTTCTACCAGTGAGCCGTATAGCAACACGGAATCAAAATTATCACCCAACCAAGTGTTTACCGCAGTGGTAATGGACTCAGGATAGTAGTAATAGTGCAGTTCTACAGAGTACGTAGCATCAGGGGTTGGCCCCAAAATAAAAGAAAGCTCGTTGATGTCGTTACTCTGTGTTCCAAACAATGCGTAGTATTTGGGGATAGCCGTATCGGTAGGCTTTGGGTATGCCTGACGGATAAAGTTGACATCCTTGTTCAACAAGTACTCGTACGAACCGGTAGCGTCAATTACTGCCAACGAGTATGGAGCCAAGAAGTCGGAGGGGCAAGCCAAGTACTTATTACTAGCAGACGTAGAACCGGTCACATTCTTGCGGATTGACGGGAACTGGACTGAGTTATAAACACGCTGCTCTGCCTGCTGGATAAAGCGGTTAATCTGAGTCGTAGACGATACAGTAGACGAGTCCGCAAGGGTAATCGTCGGAAAATTATTTTCCGTGTAAGTCTGTATCGCCGACGAAAGCTCAGAGTAGTTCATGCCATCGGGCCTCTTGCCATCACGCCCTTGGTAGCACAGCCATTACCACGGGTTTTGATGCCGCTGGTTTTGGTTGGTTTATCGGGGCCGTTGTTGTAATTACCAACACTCATACGCATAGTGCTGGTGCTGCTAATTTCAGAAGGCTTTCCGGGGTTATTGGAAATCTTCATAGCCTTGCCGTCCATTGTGTGCGGTTCAGCGTAAACGCTGGCAGGGCCAACTTCTTTACCGTCTCGTTTCATACTGTAGGCCATGATTTACCCCGTTTTCTGGTTAGCTGCGCGAGACATATTACGGCCCATGCTCATGCGGTCTTCACTGGTGGGGCCACCTTTTTTGAGCTTCAGGGATGTGCCCTTACCGCCCATATGTTTTTGCGCGTCATGTTGCTTGAACGCCTTCTTAATCATGGCTTTGTCTTGCGCCATATCCATCTTCATGTTTTCTTTAGCCATCATCGACTCCTATGAAACCGTTACTGTTACTGTACCAATTTGTGTGTTTAACACCAAATAATTTGGTGTTAATGCAGCATCAAAAAATCGAGACCCGCCAACTGGATTCCAGCCCCACTGAATATCCCTAGACCCGCCTGTAAGGTTACCCGCACTATTAACGCCAGCCGTTATGTACGTAGTGTCGTGCCGAGGATTGCGCACCGCTTGCGGGTCATCAACCGGGTACATACCAAGTTGCAACTGCGGCTGATCTGGATCCCAGCAAGACCGGCACACAAGCAAATTGTACGTCTTTGTCTTAATAATTTCCTTGCGTAATTCAGTTAATTTGAACTGCGCACCACACCTATCGCACATGGCAATACTGTTTTTGCCGGATGCAAACCTATTACCCATTTCACGTTCCGCTTCCGATATAGGCTTGACGCGGCACAAACCGCACGGATGCCTTCTCGCGGTCTTCGTCTGCTGCTAACTGCCAAGCCTCGTCGTACTGCGCTTTAAGTATGTCCAGCCGCTGGGAACCGTTGGGGACTTTGAGCGCCAGATAGTACGCCAGCCCGGCCACCATGCACGGCAAGAAACGAAACGGTACATCCATTGTGTTCACACCGCCGCCAACATCATCAATACGGCGCAAACGCCAGTAAACGAACTGGTACGTCTGGGAGTTATCAGGAGTGGGCCATACCGTGATAGCGGGGAGGTTCTGTACGTACACCCCATCCCCCGCAGTGTGGGCCGCAGCAGTCGTGTTGTTTTGTCCCCGGACGCAGTTATATAGGGTATTCCCTGATGCATAACCGTACCCAATAGTCTCTGAGCCAATTAGGATAAAACCGGTAGCGGGTAGGCTTGCGGCAGAAGCGACTACAACTGTGGTGTCTGTTGCAGTGATTGTTGCACTAATTGTGGTTCCCACCGCCGAAGTCTGCCCATCCAAACGTTGAATCCAAACCTGAATAGGCCGGGCTTGTTGTAGCTTGTTTGGGATAGTTGCGTACGTAGACACGCTGATACGTGTGATGGTCAGGTCGGCTTGGGTGGCTGCGTTACCCGCGCCTGTACGTATTACGTGTTCAAGCAAGTCCACCGTGTCGGTTGGTAGTGGGTAGGTGTTCTGCCCCGGAACCAAATTAATAGTTCCTTGGTCAAACGTCCACATGTTGACGCCGCGATTAGCCCAGTCCGCAAACAGTA